GAAGTTGGCCAGCACCTTGAACGGCATCGAGATCACCGGCATCGCGGAGAACCCGATCGGGTTGTCCAGCGACGGGTTGATGAACGTCAGCCGCGAGGTCAGGTCCGGCACCACCGGGATGTTGATCACATCCCCGGGCAGGAACTTGGTCAGCGCCGAGATCATCGCCCCCGAGCCGGGGTAGGTGAACTGGAGGTTGCCCTGGTCGTCCTGGTGCAGAATGCCCGCGGCCTGCCCGGCGTGGATGCCGAGCTGGATCTTGCGGATCACCGTCGGGTCGTCCCGGAGGGCCCGGCCCCAGCGGCGCAGCCAGTCCTCCTGGGCCCGCTCGAACGCCCAGAAGTTGCGGACCAGCACCGAGAACTGTGACGCGACCGTCGGGTTGTCGATGTGCTTGATCACCTCGTGCTCGGCGTGCGAGAGCGCCAGCCGCCGGCCCTGCGCCTCCGCGGCCTCGGCCGACCAGCCCAGCGACTTGAGGTGGTCCACGTAGGGCTGCACGTGCCGACGGGCGGTCACGTACTTCGACGACAGCAGCGGGTTGCGGACCAGCGCCTGCACCTGGTCGGAGACGACCTTCTTGTAGCCCTTGGCCAGGAACTCCGTCCAGTTGCCCGCCATCCGCTCCACCACCCCGTCGGGGATGATCGGCACGAACGACGGCTTGATCGACTGCGCCGGTCGGTACTCCGCCGCCAGCCCGCCCAGGAAATCCCGGGACGGGACGCCGGAGCCCTCCAGCAGCTCCTCCACCAGCTCGCCGGACATCACCTCGTTGCCGTACTCGCCGGGCTTGAGGTCGATGCCGTGCACGGTGCGGTAGAACTCCCGCATCTGCGCGTCGGAGATCGGCCCCTCCGCCGGTGGCTTGCCCTTCGGGTGCTTGCTCGTGGCCGCCAGCCACGCCCGGGCCTGCTCCTGCTGACCCTTCGTCCAGCCTGCGTGGCCGCGGCCGGTCACCATCGTCTTCACCTGGGCGATCAGCCGCTGCGCGTACTCGTCCTTGGCGCGGGCCAGCCCGGCCAGGTCGTCGTCGGCGATGCGGGCGCCGTCCTTGGTCCAGTGGAAGACCTCGGCGTTGTCGATGAAGAACTTGAGCCGCGGGTCGTCCAGGTAGGCGCGGACCTCCGCGACCGCCTCGTCCACCTTCTCCCGGGTCAGCCCGGTCGCCGTGGACCGTTCCCACAGCGCCTTGAGCGCCACCCGCGCGGGCGAGGCCGAGTCACCGAAATACTGCCCGAGGATCCGGGCCCACGCGTCCAGCCCCTGCCCGCCGTCGACCTCGATCTTCTCCCAGCCGTTCATCTTCCACCGGATCTGGGTGGTGGCGATGCCGTGCTGGCGGGCGAACTGGAGCACCGACTCGTTGTCGAACACCCCGACCATGTCGTCGAAGTAGAACGTGTCGGCGATCACGTGGTTGGTCAGCCCGGCCCGCTGAAACTCATTCAGCTCCCGCAGGAAGCCGATGGCCTCCTTGTCCAGGTCCGAACGGGTCGACAGGTACTGGCCGATGGTGCGGGCCAGCAGCACATCGTCGATGCCGTCCGCGACACCCCGCAAGGCCAGCGGAATGCTATGCCGGATGCGAGCCTCAAGGATTGCGGCCTTCGCCCGATCCGCCTTGCTCTCCGACGTGGCCAGCGCGCCAAGCCACTCATCGGCCGCGTCCTGGCCCTTCTCCTTGACCATGTTGCGGTACTCGCGGGACGCCTTGCGGCGGGCCAGCTTGTGCTCGCGGTTGGCCGCCGAGAACAGCGCCCGGTACTTGAGGTGTTCCCCGCCCTCGCCGCGGACCACCAGGCCCAGCAGCTCGTCGATCGCGTTGCGCAGACCGCCGGCCGGCGTGGTGATCCAGCCCATCTTGAGCGCGGACATCGCCGAGTCCATCGTCGGGCTGTAGAACCGGGCACCCACGTTGCGAGACAGCCACGACGCCGCGTTGAACTTGCTGGCCATGTACTGCATCTCGCGGAACGAGGGCAGCAACACCCGGTCCGACAGCTGCGACGGCACCATCGCCACGTGCACGTCGCCGCGCTCGGTCTTGATCACGTCGTAGCCGTCGTAGGCGTAGGCCTGCTTCTCCAGGTCGGCCTGGTCCTGCTCGAACTTCCGCCACCACGCCCGGCCATGCTCCGAGGCGGCCAGCCCGGACGCGTAGTAGGTCTGCTCCAGCATCCCCTTGGCGACCTGTCGCCGCTCCGCCGCCGACCCCTTCTGCCACAGCGCGGCCAGCCGGTCGGCCTCCGCCCGGGACAGGTACAGCCGGGCGAACCGGCGCACCTGCTCGGCGTGCGTGCCGTCGTGCAGGTCCAGCCGCTGCACCGTCGGCAGCATCGTCGACAGCCGTCGCGCCCGCCGCTCCCAGCGGGACCGGTTCAGCTTGAGCACCGAGCCGATCGTGCGGCCGGAGCCGTCGGGCATCTCGGTGTTCAGCATCTGCCGCATCACGATGCCGCGCTTGGCGTCGTCGGACAGCTCGTCCTTGTTCGGGTACTCGTCCAGCAGCCGCTGGAGCGCCTCCTCGGCCTCCCCGCCGGTGGGGATGGTGGTGCGGCCCAGCTTGGAGTGGTCGAACACCCAGCCCGCCCGCGCCGCCTTCCACCGGTTGCGCACCGAAATGCGGCCCGGCATCACCGGGAACCGCTGCGCGGCGAACCCGGACGCGAACTTGATCAGCCCCGTGGTGGACGCCAGGTAGTCGGCGAAATCCTCCAACGTCTCGATCGGGTCACCGTCGACGGTGAACTCCCGGTCGCCGGTCATCGGCGAGGACACCTGGCCCTCGGCGCGGGCCCGGTCCGGGTTGCCCAGCCGCCGCGCGTCGTCGGTCAGCTGCGCCTGGAAAGTCAGATCCTGCTGGTCCACCGGCGTCGTGCGCCGGGTCAGCTGGGTCGGGTTGTTCAGCGCCGTGGACACCTCGGGGCCCGGCGGCAGCGACGTCGACGGCCGCCCATCGGGGCGCACCGACGACCGGTTCTCGATCGCCTGCTCGGGGATCACCCGCTTGCCGTTGACCTGGTCCAGGAACGGCATCAACCCGGCGTGCCGCCGCGCCATCTGCGCGTGCAGCCGGGTGTAGCCGTCGTCGTCGCCCGCGGCGGCAAGACGGCGAAGCTCCTTGGCGTCATCCAGGAACAGCTGCGTGTGCCGGCCGATCTGGGTGACCGCCTTGCCGGTCCGCTCGTCCAGCTGGTACAGCGCCTTGATGCCGTCGATGTCGCGGGCGTGCTGCACCCCGGACCGGTAGTAGCCGGAGAACGTCTTGTCGATCAGCCCGGCCACATGCCGGGACGCGCCGAACCGGGACATCCCGGCCACGTTGATCGTGCCGGTGGCCGCGTCCGCCGCCCGGGCCAGCCGCATCCCCTTGCCGATCACCAGCGTCGGGTCCAGCGCCAGCGTGTACGCCGCGTCCAGGGTGCCCGAGATCGCGGTGAACGCCCACGTCGACTCGGCGTCCTTGGGCAGCAGCACCCGGGCAATGTCGCGCCCCGGCGAGATGTGCGCCCGGTCCACCCGGTCCGCCGCGTCCTCCCACGCCGGGTCGGCCATCAGCCGCTGCGCCCGCTCGGCGAACGCCGGGTCCTTGAGCATCCGGTCGTTGAACCGCTCCGGGTCGGCGTAGAAGTCGATCGCCAGATCGACCATCTCATCGCCGTACTCGTCCCGGATCGGGTCCAGGTCGTGATACAGCGAGTCGCCCTGCGAGTACATGAACGCGATGTAGGAGCCGGTCGACTCCGGGTCATAGCCCTGCGCGCGCATCTGCGCGTCGATCTCGTCGTCGTTCTCGCCGTCCAGCCCCGACGACAGCAACCGGGCGGGCAGCTTTACCGCATCCAGCAGCTTGTCCATCCCGGTGAACAGCGCATCCGACACCGGGTTCTCGACCAAGAACTCCAGCACGTTGCCGCCCGCCTCGGCGACCACCCCGAAGGCCTTCTCGATCCAGTTGCGGTTGTCCTCGCCGTCCTCCGCCGACGCATCCACGTCGGCGTAGTCCTCCTGGAGCGCATCCAGCTGGGCCCGCTCCTGCGGCGAAAACCGGGTCGTCGCCCCCGCCGAGCGGGCCATCCGCGCCACCAGCGTGGAGTCCAGCCCGGACAGGAAGTTGCCCACCAGGTTGATCTCGGAATCGGACAGGTCCGACCCGGCCAACGTCAGGGCCGTCCCCGGCCGGGTTCCGCCGGTCGAACGGGCCGCCAAGGCCGCCCGCTGGGCGAAGCTCTCACCGGGGGACGTCACGTCGCTACATGCCCTTCTGTTGTGCGATCACCAGCAGCTCAGCCAACTGACCGGTCGGGTCACTGGCCGCGGCCCGCGCAATCGCCTGCGAAATCGGGCCACCCGCCGCCGGGCGGCCGGTGGCCGTGGACAACACCTCCGGCCCCGGACCTGGACCGGCCGGAGCCCCCGCCGTCACCGGCTGCCCCGGCCGAGCCGACTCGGCATCCAGGCCGGTGATGTTCACCGGCGACGGCCGCGGCGCCTCCGGCAGCGGCGCCGACCGCTGCGCGGCCATCAACGCCCCCGCCTCCCCATAGGGCAGCCCCGTCGGCGCCCGCAGCGGCTGCCGATCCACCCGCTGCGACAACGCACCCGGGCCCGACACCCCCACCGGATCAGGCATCGTCATGCCGGAAGCCTCCGAGACACCGTCGCATCCATCACCGGCGACCCGCCGCGCAGACCGGCCACCAGCGCCTGAATGTCAGGCAACCCGCCCGGGCCCAGCTGCGCCTGCCCCGGCGCCGCCTGCGGACCGGCCGGGGCAATCCCCGCCTCCGCGTCGGCCTCCGCCGCCGCCTGCGCCTCCGCCGCCTCCGGATCCATCGTCTCCGGCGCGAACGCGTCGATGAACAGCTCGTGCAGCTCCCGGCCGTTCTGCCGGCCCTTGATGATCTCCGCCGCCGACCGCAGCAACGGCCGCGGATCCATGCCCTGCGCCATCGCCGCCCCGGCATTCGCCAACGCCCCAAACAGCCCCTGCTTGAGCGCGTCCTGCGTCTGCTCCACATCCAACGCCCGCTGCATCCGGTCGTCGTCGATGTTGAACGGCAACTGCTTCCGCAGCGTCGACCGGTCAATGATCTGATCGCCGCGCAGCTGGAGCAGCATCACCACCGCCGCATTCGGCGACAGCCCCGCCGCATACCCGTACGACACGTCGCACGCGTAGTTGTCGCCGATCGCCTTCGACGGCACGTACGAAATGTCGTACGGCTCACCCTGCGCGGTGCCGGTGATCCGCTTCTTCCGCGACGGCCACACCGTGCAGTCGATCTCGAACGCGAACTCCGTCACCTTCGCCAGCGCCGCACCGATCATCGTCTGCGCCGTCGAAATCTGCGTGTCGAACGAACCCATCAACGCCTGCACGCCGCGGCCGGTGATCACCGACGCGTCGATCCCGCCGGCCCGGCCCTCCGGGTAGCGGGCGCCCATCCGCAGCTCGGACTCCAGCACCTCCTGCAACGCGAACGTCGAGTTCGGCACCTCGATGCCGACCCGGCGCACATCCTGCGGACGTTCGGTCTGGATCACCGCATCCGGGCCGACCGCCATCTCCACCACGTCCCGCGGCACCGCGATCGGCGCACCGACCGCCTTCACCCCGGCCTCCAGGCCCAGCAGCGCCATCCGCGCCCGGGCCAGCTGCACCCAGATCACATCCCGGAACTGGCCGCCGTTCTCGCCCAACCCGAACAGCCCCGGCCGCTCCGCCACCGCAAACGGACACTCCCGGGTCAGGTTCGCCATCCGCGACACCACCAGGTTGTTCCGCTCCGGCAGGAAAATCACCCACTCGTCGGCGTCGACGTAGCGGACGATCTCCACCTTCTCGTCCCCGGCGCACAACTCCACATTGCCGAACGCGTCCACCTTCGACCGGATCGCGAACTCGAAATCCGGGAACAACGCGCACAGCCGGTCCGCCGTGTCCTTGTAGCACTTCGCGGTGCGCAGCACCCGGCCGAACCGGTCCTTGTCGAAATAGAACCCGACCGGGTCCTCCGCCCGGATCTTCGGCATCCCCGCGTCATAACACGGCTCCGCGTACAACGGCAGAAACCCGTACGAAATGTACCAGTCCGTCGCCGAAAACATCGCCTGCGCAAGATTGGACTCCGCCCAATAATGCCAGCCGATCACGTTCTTCTGACTCGCCCGACGCTTATCCGCGTCCGTCTTCATCGACCGCGCCGAACAATTCAACGCGGGCAACGGCGCGATCATCTCGGAAAACTCGCGGGCCACCGAGTCGATCCAGTTCGACACGATGCTCTTACGCCACGTGTCCGAAAACAGCTCCGGGAACAGCCGCTCCGGCTGCCCCCGACGAATCATCTGCAACTCATACATCTCGGCGTCGCGCTGCACCGCGGCGCGCTTCATCCGCGCCACCCGATCAGCAATCGCCTTAGCCCCAGCAAGCGGCGAGGTCACACAGCACTCCTAAGCGTAAAAGGAGACCTCTGTCTCCCGACGAAGCTGCGCCTCGCGCATCTCATGCAGATTGACCACCCCACGGCTGCGGGCATCCGCGCGGGTAAGAAACGGATTCGCCAAATGCTTCGGCGTGTTCTTCGCCTGATCCAACACCCGCTGAATCCCGATCGACGCCATCCACAACGCCATCACCAAGTCCGTCGGCCCGCGCTGCTTCCGCTTATTCGCCTCCGGCTGCCACGCACACAACTGCGACGTCAACGCATCCACGAAATTCGCGAACTTCGGATTCGGCAACGTGATCAGCCGCTTCTCCAACGGCCGCGGCGACCACGTATCGGCCGCCACATCATGATCCGCGCAACTCAAAAACAGCGGAGCCAACGAGGCCACGCCCAAATCCTCATCCCACTTCTGCGACCCCGTGTAATGAGGATTCAGCAGACAACCGTTCGTGTAACAAAACTCCCGCAAATCAGCGGAATTCGTCAAAAAGCCCTGGAACGCGTTGCGCTCCACCACCAGCTCACGCACACCATGCGCCAGCACCAGCCGCTTGATCGTCGAAATCAGCAACTCCGGCGGACACCGCGCCATGTTGAACCCATCCAACACATACCGCCGCTGCGACGCCCGATCCAGCCCCAACACGATCATCGCCGTGAACCCATCCGCCGCCGGATCCACACCCAACACCGTGTACAACCCCGGCCGCGGCCCCGACGCCCGCGACCCATCAATCGAGGCCATCACCGCGCCCGTCGGAAACACCTGATCAACCGACGCATCCATCTGCTGATACGTCAACTGCCAACGGGCCTCCGTGTTCGCCTCCGCCCGCAACCGGGCCAACGACTCCCCCGGCCACTTCGACGGCCACAACGTCACCCACGAACGCGGATCCCGCGACGGCTCCTCCAACACCGCCGGCTGCGCGAACCACGTCCACACCGGCGTCTCGCCGTCCCACTCCGTCAAATCCCGCAACTCCGAATACAGGTCATTCGACCCCATCCGGGTACCCAGGCAAATCAACACACCGTCGTCGTCCACCCGCGACGCCACCTCGGTGCCGACGTAATCCGCCAACTCCTTGAACGTGTGCACGTTCTTGCTCGTGACCAAGTCATCCATGATCACCACATCCAGGCGAGACCCATAAATCTGCCCGCCCAAACCCAGCGCCTGCAACGTCGGATCGTTCTGCGCCCGATCCACCCCAGACAGATAAATCTCCGTCTTCGTCCAGGACTCGCCCTTCCAACCACCCTCCGGCATGAAATCCCGATGCAACCGCGCATACTGCGGCATCTCCAGGATCTGCTTCACCTGATGCACGATCTTCTTCGCGAACTGCTGCGTCTGCGACACCACCGCGATCCGCACATTCGGATCCTGCATCATCCGCCACACCACGTAGTTCACAGACCACTGCTGCGTCTTCCCGTGATACGGCGGGAAATTGATCAACAACCGGGCCGGGCGGCCCACCTGCCACCGAATCGACGGATGCAAATCCCGCGGCGCACGACCCTGCACCACATCCCACACCCGCTCATGATGCAACGCCATCGGCATGTGCAAATACTCGGCGCAAAACGTCTCAAAATCCGGCACCCGCGGCGGCTCCTTCGACCCCCGCGCCCGCGCCGCCCGCGCCACCTCACGAACCTCATCGCACAACCGCGCAAAATCCGGATCGTTCCGACGCCAATCCTTATACGTCTGCTCCGCCCGATCCACCGACGCCATCGCATCCCGCACCGACCGGCCATCGCGGATCGCCGCAACCACCAGCTTCTTCGCCTCCGCCAACGACGTCGTCCGACGCGTCGACGACCGGGCACGATTGACAGCCAGGAGACACTCCAAAAATGATCCGCATCACCAGCGGCAAGACCTGCCCGCGCTGCGGGCGGAACGACAACCACCTACACGTGCACCGGCCCGGGGCAGGGAGCCCAGCTCAAACCCGCCCCGGGCCGGAAGAAGATGCCGGGCGCGCGCTTCCCCCACCGCCCGGCGTGGACACCCAACCGGCCACCACGATCAGCTAACGGATGCGAAAA